GCTGTTTCGTCCGGTACTACCGTTGCTTTCTACAGCTCGGAGCAGATCGGCCTGAACGCTGCCTTGATTCAGAACAACGGCTCGAACACTACAGGTGATTCGCAGGTTGCAATTAATGGCGCTTCGTTTGCCACTACTGCATCCTTGCCAATTCGCATTGTCGACATTGTCCCTGACACGTCGAACAGCGCAAACGGCTACTGCGAGTTCATCTGCAAATTCAACGCACCGTACATCGTTTCCACGTTCACGAACACATCGAACCTCGTTACTTCTACAGTAACTGGCGGACATGCGTATCTGAATCCGACTGGTGTTTAAGGAGTAAGACATGGCTATTTCACGCGCACAACTACTGAAAGAGCTACTGCCTGGCCTGAACGCCTTGTTCGGCATGGAGTACGCTCGCTACGGCGAAGAGCACAAGGAAATCTACGAAACCGAGACTTCCGAGCGTTCGTTCGAAGAAGAAACCAAGCTGTCTGGCTTCAGCGCCGCACCGGTCAAGAATGAAGGTTCTGCGATCGAGTACGACAATGCGCAGGAAGCATGGACTGCACGATACAACCACGAAACCATCGCCCAAGGCTTTTCGATCACTGAAGAAGCGATTGAAGATAACCTGTACGACAGCCTCTCGGCTCGTTATACCAAGGCACTGGCTCGTTCAATGGCCTACACCAAGCAAGTCAAGGCGGCTTCCGTCCTGAACAACGGCTTCACCAACTCCGCACAGTACTACGGCGGCGACGGCGTGCCCCTGTTCTCGGCTTCGCACCCCCTGATTTCTGGTGGCGTCAACAGCAACATTCCGACAACCCCGGTTGACCTGAATGAAACTTCGCTGGAAAACGCAGTCATTCAAATCGCTGCTTGGACTGACGAACGTGGTCTGCTGATCGCAGCTCGTCCGCGCAAGCTGATCATCCCTCCGTCGCTGCAGTTCGTTGCTACTCGTCTGTTGGAAACCAGCCTGCGTGTTGGCACCAATGACAACGACATCAACGCACTGAAGAACAATGGTTCGATTCCGGAAGGCTACGCCATCAACCACTGGCTGACCGACCCGAACGCATGGTTCCTGACCACTGATGTTCCTAACGGCATGAAGCACTTCGAGCGTGTCGCTTTGGATACAAAAATGGACGGTGACTTCGATACCGGTAACGTCCGTTACAAGGCACGTGAGCGTTACAGCTTCGGCTGGAGTGACCCTCTCGGAATGTACGGCTCGTCCGGCGGTTAAGCGAAAACCTAGCAATACCAACGGTTTTCAGGGGGCTTCGGCCCCCTTTTCTTTTACTGCTTGTGTTATGCAGCTAAGGAGTGTTATACTTCGTTTTGAGTTAACTTTCTTTGGGGTTATAACATGGCAGTCATCTACCGCATTACTAACATGGCCAACGGCAAGTACTACATCGGCAGTGCAGACTCTTTTGCCCGACGGGAGTGGCAACACAAATACGAATTAAAACGGGGTGTACACAAAAATCCCCGTCTGCAAGCGGCATGGGACAAGTACGGTGCGGAGATGTTTGTTTTCGAAGTCATCGAAGAACTGCCAGAAGGCGCAGACCAACTACAAATAGAAGACACGTACTTGATAAAGTGTGTTGGCCAGCCCGATTGCTACAACATCAACCCCAGCGCAGAACTGTCGCGTTTGGGGCTCAAACACACCGAAGCTACAAAAATCAAAACTAGTGCGAGCCGCAAAGGCAAAGCCGCCGGAGAAAACCACTACCGTTATGGCAAAACGGTAGCCCCCGAGGTGCGGGAGAAGATTGGTGCTACCCAGCGGGGCAAGCCCAAGGCGGCGGGGCGTAAGGTGTCAGAGGAAGGTCGGGCGAAAATCCGCGCCAATATCGAAGCAGGCCGTAGCCACATGCACTGGCTAGGCCGTAAACACACCGAGGAAGCAAAAGCCAAACTGCAGAAACCTGTATTTGTAGTGCCTGATGGCATCATGTTTCCCAGCCTCACGGCAGTACTACAGCATTACGGTATAAAAATGCCAACATTACGTCGCGCATTGCTGTCTGGTGAACCGCTTAAGAAAGGCAAGTTGGCGGGGTATGTTTTTACGTATGGGGGAGTAAATCCGCAGTTCACGGAGACAGATAAAATCCTGCTTGACACCCCCGCATCCACCTAGTATAAAACCGTTAATCCGGGGATTACCCGGTGCGCTCGAACAGTCCCGGCTGACTTCATGCAGATCGGCGCACCTAACCGCATGAGGGAAAATTCAAATGGCTCTTTCTACCACCCAAAGCATCTGGCGTTCGGGCGGCGGCGATCAAACGCGTACTGCATACTGCGGTTCCGGCCTGATGGCTGCTACTTTCTATATCGCAGATGTAGCTGCTGCAACTTCAGCCAACGTCAAGGTTTCTTCTACTTCTGGCGCACCGGCACTCATTCTCCCCGCTGGCGCTCGCATCATGTCGATCACTTTCACTGGTGACGCAGCTACTGGCCAGACTGATATGGGCTTCACGCTCTACAACACCGGTACCAACACAGGCGCAGGTCTGCTGGATAACGCTAACAACGTCGTTGGCACGATTACTCCCGGCGCAACTGGTTCGGGTACTTCGCTTGGCGCAGTAATGTCTTCGTCCGAGATGGTGTACATCACCGCTCGTGTAGGCGGCAGCGCAGGTACCGGAAACATGTCTGGTGTGATTCAGTATTTCGTTGCCGATCCGCTCGAAGGCCAGCAGAACGTCTAATAGGAGGCCGTTGTGGCTATGCAAACAGACGTTAAATCAACACACCTGTCAGCTTCTGGTGTGGCAGCAAATTACCGAGTACGGCTAAAAGGCGCGATCATTTCTGCAAACGCCACGGCAGCTACTCGTAATACTGTGTTTGCCAACAACCTAGCGCAGACGGGCACGTACAACATTCCGGGCAGCACCACTTGTACAGTAACTATTGCCAATCACGGTCTGACATCTGGAGATCGTGTTTGGTTGAACTTTACAAGCGGTACGGGTCCTTCCAATGTTTACGCCGTTACTGTTACTGGCACCAATACGTTTACTGTGACAACGACTTCGCTGACTACTAGCGGGGCTGTTTCTATGTACGCGGACTTGCTGATGGAAGCAGATAGCTACAACCCGACTGCGTTCAATGTAGTTGTTCCCGGTGAAGGCATTTTGGCACCCAACGGAATCTACGTTGGACTTGTGGCAAACGTAACCGCAACGGTGTTCTATGGCTAAGACTCCGGCGTGGCAACGCAAAGAAGGCAAAAATCCTGAAGGCGGTCTGAACGCCAAGGGTAGGGCTTCGTACAACAAAGCGAATCCCGGCAAGCCCGGTTTGAAAGCACCACAGCCGGAAGGCGGTCCCCGTAAGAAGTCCTTCTGTGCGCGCATGGAAGGAATGAAAAAGAAACTGACTTCTTCGAAGACAGCCAAAGACCCAAACAGTCGTATTAACAAATCTCTAAGAGCATGGAAGTGTTAGTCATGACCCCGGAAATAGAAACTGCGCGTGAACTTGCTACACACGCCAGCGATATACGCCATTTGCAAGATGACATGGACTCCATGAAGGAAGACGTGGCAGCTATTCGCAAGTCTTTGGAGGACATCAACAAGAAGTTGGCCTCTGCGGAAGGCGGCTGGAAAGTACTGATTGCAGTAGGCAGTGTTGCTGGCGGCATCATCGGTGCGATTCTTGGGATTCTTAGCTTTCTTGGTTTTAAGGGTACGCACTGATGCCCAGCGTCAGCAAAAAGCAACACAACTTAATGGCTATGGTCGCCCACGACCCAGCCGCTGCCAAGCGTCTTGGCATATCGCAGTCTGTGGGTAAGGAGTTCGTGAAAGCGGACAAGGGCAAGAAATTCAAGGAGGGTGGTATGGCCGAGTCGAAGAAAATGATGGGTAAAGAAGTGGCGTTCATGAAGAAAAAGGGCGCTCCCAAGTCCATGATCAAACATGAGGTAGCTGAAATGAAAGCTGAAAAATATGCAAAGGGCGGCACCGTCGGTGCATCCAAGATGGGTAAAGTTGTTGCAGGCGGCAAGCGTCCGCATGGCGAGCACACCATCCAGCAAAAAGGCCACACCAAAGGCAAGATCGTCTCGATGGCTGGCGCTAAAGGCATGAAGTACGGCGGGAAGTGCTGAGATGATGTCCTCACGTGGCATGGGCGGCATAGCACCTTCCAAAATGCCCAAGGGTAAGAAAAAAGCCCGAAGGGATGACACCGACTTTACGCAGTACAAAGAAGGTGGGAAGGTTAATGCTGCGGGTAACTACACCAAGCCAGAACTTCGCAAGAAGATTGTGTCGCAGGTGAAAGCTGCCGCCACCCATGGCACTAAGGCAGGTCAGTGGTCAGCACGCAAAGCGCAGCTTGTGGCCAAGAAGTACAAGGCTGCAGGTGGAGGGTACAAAGATTGAAAGCGCCGCAGCAAAGCTTGAAGGACTGGGGAGACCAGAAATGGCGAACAAAGTCAGGCAAGCCATCGTCAAAGACCGGTGAGCGGTATCTGCCGGAGAAGGCGATCAAAGCGCTAAGTCCAGCCGAGTATGCAGCCACCACGAAGGCAAAGCGGGCAGGCAAGGCAAAAGGCAAGCAGTTTGTTAAGCAGCCCAAAGGCGTAGCGCAGAAAACAGCGAGATTCAGATAATGACAACTTCGGGCACAGCGTCGTTTAATCTTGACCTGAACGAGTACGTCGAAGAAGCCTTCGAGCGTGCCGGTGGCCAGTTGCGCACTGGTTATGACTTGAAGACGGCGCGGCGTTCCATGAACCTGCTGTTTGCGGATTGGGCAAATCGTGGCGTGAACATGTGGACGTTCGAGCAGAACGCGATCATCTTGACCCAAGGACAACCCACCTATGCACTTCCTGACGATACTGTTGATCTGCTCGATCATGTTATTCGTACTAATGCCAACGTCGCCAATAACCAAGCTGATCTGACCATTACCCGCATTAGCGTCTCCACCTACGCCACCATCCCAAACAAGCTGATTCAAGGCCGTCCGATTCAGGTGTGGGTACAAAGGCTCTCAGGCAGTGAGTCAACGCTGGCAGGAACGGTAGATGGGACGGTTACAAGCACAGACACCAGCATCCCGATCTCAAGCCTTGTGGGCGTACCCAACGCGGGCTTTATCAAAATTGGTACAGAGCTGATTGCTTTTAATGAAGTGCAGCCCGCCGCTGGCGGCAACCCAGCGTACCTGTTGAACTGTAATCGCGGCCAAGATGGAACGACAGCAGCAGGGCATAGCAGCGGCGACACGATCAAGCTGGTGCAAAAACAAAGCATCACAGTCTGGCCAACCCCCGACGCAGCCTACCAATATCAGTTCGTTTACTGGCGCATGCGCCGTATTCAGGATGCGGGTTCGGGCGGCACCAAGACAATGGATGTGCCGTTCAGGTTTATGCCTTGCCTTGTTGCAGGGCTGGCCTATTACATTGCGCTAAAGATTCCCGAGGGTTACAGCCGTCTGGCTGAACTCAAGATGCAGTATGACGAGGCATGGCAGAACGCCGCCAATGAAGATCAAGACCGGGCAGCGGTACGGTTCGTGCCGCGTCAGATGTTCATTGGGGGTAGTTACTAATGGGTAATAGGTTTGCCTCTGGCAAGAATGCGATTGCGGAATGTGATCGTTGCGGCCAGCGGTACAAACTGAAGGAATTGAAGAAGGAAGTAATTAAGACCAAGACGTACAACCTGCTGGTCTGCCCGACCTGCTGGGACCCGGATCATCCGCAGTTGCAGTTGGGGATGTACCCGGTGGATGATCCGCAAGGTATTCGTGATCCACGTCCTGATCTTAGTTACTACCAAGCAGGCTACACGGGGCTGCAGTTGACGCAAACGCCGAGCAGCTCTGAGAATTCAAACGGCCAGCCAAGTACGGGTAGCCGGGTGATCCAGTGGGGTTGGATGCCTGTTGGCGGCGCTAGTGCCAACGACGCGGGGCTGACACCTAACTATTTGGTGTCGGCAGGATTAGTAGGTAATGTGACAATTACGTCAGCGTAGGAGTTAAGATGAACACCAAACAAGTTCGCGGTATTGCCAAGAGTGAGGTAAAGGCTCACGAGCGCAAGATGCACAAGGGCGTCAAAGGCATGAAAAAGGGTGGCCCGACTTCGGAAGACATGAAAAGTGTCGGACGCAATCTGGCTCGTGTTGCCAACCAGAAATCGGGGTAATCATGGCTAAATTTTCCAAAAAGGTTAAAGGTAAAGAGATTGGCGATGCCAGTATCTATGCCGAGCCGCACACGATGGCTGGTGCGAAAGTCAAGGCGACCCCTTCCAAGGGCAAGTCAGGCGCTGCTGAAATGGACGAGATGAACATTGCGTCTGGCAACATCAGCAAAGGCAACTACAAGCCGACCAAGACTTCTGGCACCAAGATTCGCGGTACTGGCGCAGCAACTAAAGGTGTGATGGCACGCGGCCCAATGGGTTAAGGAGCGGTAAGTGAACTACGCAGAACTCTGGCAAATCATACAGGACTACACACAGAACTACGAACAGACGTTCGTGGCGAATATTCCTGTTTTTGTCACTCAGGCGGAAGAGCGCATCTATAACACGGTGCAGATTCTCCCACTGCGTAGGAACGTCACAGGTATTACGCAGCAGAACAGCCCGTACTTGACTTGCCCGACAGATTTTCTGTCGGCGTTTTCAATGGCGGTCATTGATGCCGACGGCAACTACGAGTACTTGCTGAATAAAGACGTTAACTTTTTACGTTCTGCGTATCCGAATCCGGATGATACGGGCATTCCCAAGTACTACGCGTTGTTTGGTCCGGAAGTATTGAATAGAGCCGCGACCAACGAGCTTAGTTTTATGTTGGCTCCCACACCCGATGACCGGTATGATGTTGAGTTGCATTATTACTACTACCCCGTGTCAATCGTGCAGGGCATTATCCGTCTCTTGGGGACTATTACTGGCGGCTCTGGCTATACCAACGGTAGCTATTACCGGGTTCCTTTGACGGGCGGTACGGGCTCCGGCGCTACAGCAGACATTATTGTGTCTGGCGGCGCAGTAACTGCAGTAACGTTGCGAAGTGGTGGTTCGTTCTATACGGCGGGTGACGTGTTGTCCGCAAGCACAGCATATCTTGGCGCGGGTACGGGTTTTTCTGTGCCGGTTTCAACACTTATCAATCCCGATGGTTCGTCTTGGCTTGGTGACAACTACTCTCCTGTTTTGCTGTACGGCTCTTTGGTGGAGGCTTACATCTTCATGAAGGGCGAAGAAGACATGATGAAGTATTACGAAGCCAAATTTAAAGAAGCACTTGGGCAGCTTAATCGTCTGGGAACTGGTCTGGATCGTGGTGATGCTTACCGTGATGGTCAGGCTAGAATCAAGGTGACGCAGTAATGGCTATCGAACAAGGACTGACGACGAGCTTCAAACAGGAGATGCTGCAGGCGCAGCAGAACTTGGTTTCTGACACGCTGTACATCGCCTTGTACTCGGCTTCGGCTAACTTGGGACCTGACACAACGGCTTACACCGCGACCGACGAGATTACCGGCACAGGCTATACGGCGGGCGGCAGAGCGCTTACCGGGGCGACCATTCAAACATCCTCGAATGGTACGGTATATGTGAACTTTGCCGATGTGACTTGGGCAGCATCTTATCTGACTGCACGCGGCGCACTTATTTACAATGTAACAAGAAGCAACAAGTCTGTTGCGGTTTTGAACTTTGGTTCCGACAAAACCATGTCGGATTTTACGATTGTGATGCCTGTCAATTCAGCATCGACTGCGCTTATTCGTTTCCCATAAAAGGAGATAAGATGATACAGACAACAAAAGGACCGATGGAAGAGCATCTGCTGGAGAAGAAGACCGGCACCATCGAGAACGAAGCAGAGACAATTAATTGGGTTGAGTATTGGCTGGACGGCGAGTTGGTACACCGGTCGGTCGATATGATTTTGAAGAAGTACGACGTAAGCGGCTTGCCTGTTGCCGCATCTTTTTAAGTAGAGGACCAAAATGGCAAACACTCAAGCAATGTGCACATCGTTCATGCAAGAACTGATGACCGCTACGCATAACTTCGGGACTGCTCCGACTCGTGGTACGAGCGCTGCTGATACTTTCAAAGCTGCACTATACCTGACCTCGGCAACCATCAATGCTTCGACCACGGCTTATACGGCCACGGGTGAAGTATCCAGCGCCAACTACTCGGCAGGTGGTGTAACTGTAACTAATGCTACTGCGCCCAACTCAGCAAACAGCTCGGCAACTGCGGGTACTGCGTATTGGACGCCTTCGGCATCTATCGTGTACGGCTCGGCTGGTAGCCCGGTGACTTTCTCGTCGTTCGATTGCGTGCTCATTTACAACAGCACCCAGAGCAACAAGTCTGTCAGCGTGCATACCTTCACTGCACAGACCGTGACTTCGGGTACGTTTACTCTGACCATGCCGTCGAACACCACTTCGACTGCTCTGCTGCGCTTGGCTACGACCTAATAAAACATGTACGGCTTTAACCCCTATTCAGCCGCGCCCTATAGCGCATTAAGCGGTGGCGTTGTAGTAGCGCTGTCGGGGGTTGTTGCCAACGGTCTTATTGGGGAAGAAGTACCCATAGTTCAGGTAGCACTTGTTGGCGTACAGACTGACGGTCTTCTTGGCACGTTAAGTCCTGAAGTCAATGAGTTTGCAAACCTGACCGGTGTATACGCAGAGGGGTTTGTTGGTACTGCTGGTACGTTCTCTGAAAATAATGTCGCTTTGTACCACAACGAAGCGTTCGGATATGCCGGGGATATAACAGCAGCAAGCGGACCAAACGTACAGGGTTCTGGCGTAGTTGGGTTTGGCCAGACCGGCACGGTGGGCACTATATCGGGCAGCGTAGTAAGCCTGACTGGTGTGTTTGCAAGCGGCTTGATAGACGGTATATTCCCGTCAACAACGCTAAGCATTACTGGGGTTTCGGCTAACGGTGCAGTAGGCAGTGTTGTACCTACGGCGGCATACCAGAGAGCGTTGACCGGAGTGCAAGCAAGAGGCAGTGCTGGGAATGTTCTGTACGACATTTCTGCGGCCTTGTCTGGTAATCAAGCACTTGGCGCTACCGGGGTTATTGAACCTGTTGTTCCGGGGGTAGGCGTACACGCGGAAGGCAGTATTGGTACGGTTGAGACTTCTTCGACCAACAACAATACCGTTACAGGTGTGGCGGCGGTAGCAAATGTAGGCACTGTGGCACCCACTGCGGGTGAAATCAGGGCGGCTACAGGAGTAAGCGCAGAAGGTAATGTAGGCACCATCGCTCCGGGCTTTGCAGTAGCTATTACAGGTGTTCAAGCAAATGGGAATGTCGGCTCACTCGGTAATGATGTCTCTGTTGCGCTGACTGGTTTGATGGCTAGGGGTAGAGTTGGTACGTTGTACAACGTGGACTGGACACCAATTAATACGTCCGAACAAGGCGATTGGGAATTGATTAACACGGTTTAATAGGTGATGTTATGGCGCTAGTTCAAGCGGATCGCGTAAAAGAATCAGCATCAGCTCCGGGTACGGGCGCGGTTACGCTGCTAGGTGCAGCAGTTGGGTTCCAATCTTTTGGCGCGTCCATGTTAATTGGGGATACCTGCTACTACACAATTGCTGACCAAGGCGGAGCAAACTGGGAAGTAGGTATCGGAACTTATTCGGCGCTCAATACGTTAACGCGTGACACCGTTCTATCTTCAAGTAATTCTGGCAGCACTGTTAATTTTTCTTCCGGTACGCAAGATGTGTTTACTACGTACCCGGCTGGTAAGTCAGTTACAAATCCGCAAGCATCGGAATATGCTTGGTTTTACAGTTAAGGAGTAGGCGATGTCTACGCTCGTACTAGATACAACTACCAAGACCATCAAGGTCTCCATGTCGGGCGTACCGGCCACGACTAATCCTAACTTTGTTGTTACGTACGCAGATACTAATGGCGCGTACTTCACCGAAGGCGCTAACGACGGAGCACTTAATGGCGCTTCAGATGTAACGATTGTCGCTGCACCCGCAGCGGGATACCGCCGGGTTATTAAGTACATGACGATTGAGAACCGCGACACGGCTGCGGTGACTCTGACTATTAAGTACGACAACAACGGCACCCAACGCATTCTCGATCAGGTAACGCTACAGGTTGGTGATGCTTGGTCTACTGAAGGTACGTATGACTCTAACGGTAACTTAAAGACCACGGTTGGTATTGTCAATCTGGCGCAGGTTACAGGCACGCTGACCACAGCTAACGGCGGCACTGGCCTAACATCATATACCGCTGGTGATTTGTTGTACTACTCAACCGGCACTGCACTGACCAAGCTTTCGATTGGCTCCAACGGTTTTGTACTTACATCTACCGGCACTGCTCCGCAGTATGTGGCGCAATCCACACTTTCGGTCGGTTCAGCTTCTACGGCGACTACAGCCACGACAGCGACCAACGTGGCAGGCGGTACAACAGGCGCTATTGTTTATCAGACAGGTGCAGGCGCGACCACAACACTAGGTCTGGGTACAACTAACTACGTGTTGACCGCTGGTGCTTCGGCCCCGCAATATACATCGCAGGCTTCGCTGTCTGTGGGTACGGCAACTAACTTGGCGGGTGGTGCCACTGGTTCAGTACCTTATCAAACTGCAGCAGGTGCTACGACGTTCTTGGCAGCAGGCTCTAACGGACAAGTTTTAACTTTAGCTGGCGGTGTCCCCACATGGGCAGCAGCAAGTGGTGGTATTTCAACAGGTAAAAGTATCGCTATGGCGATGATTTTTGGCTTCTGAGGAGTTATTAAATGGCTAACCCAAACATTGTCAACGTAACGAGTATTTACGGAAATACCGCCTACGTTATCCCTTCTTCTGCTGCAACGGCTACGACTTCGTGGACCTATGACGGCACGACTGCGCTGACAGGTCTAAAGCCTGCGACGAATACGGTGAACCGCGTGACATCGATCACTGCGGCGAACACTACGTCAAGTGCAGCGACTGCAACGATTGCCGTTGGCAATAACGGAACCTTTGGTTCTGCGACGGTGATTACCTACCCGGCGTATCAGATTTCAGTCCACCGCGACGTTTGAAGCAATTACCTAATAGGTGAACTATGGGACTGCGTTCCAATCCCGGTAATTTTGTAACTGCGGTCTATAACCCGCTGCTTACTGCTCCTCCTACTGGAGCTACGTCTTCTGTCGAATACTTGGTTGTAGCTGGGGGTGGCGGCGGTGGTTGGAGTAATGGAGGCGGTGGTGGCGCGGGGGGTTTTAGGACCGGTACGCTTTCTATTTCTAGAGGTTCTGCCCTAACTGTAACTGTGGGTGCAGGTGGCGCAGGCAGCCCAGATGGTCACGGATCTAACGGGGCTAATTCAGTCTTTAGCACTATAACCTCAACTGCTGGTGGTGGAGGCGGGTCTGCGCAGACGCAAGGCGGTCCCGGAAATAACGGCGGTTCTGGGGGCGGTGGCGGCAACGACTTTCCGCGCCAAACACAGACAGCCGGTGGTACTGGGAATTCTGGGGGGTATTCTCCGGCTGAAGGTACAAACGGTGGCTCTAACCAAGGTGGCGGTGGCGGTGCTGATACCGCAGGGTCAAACGGGCCTACCAATGGTGTTGGTGGTGCGGGTAAATCTAGTTCTATTGCCGGTGTATCTTTAGTCTACGCAGGAGGAGGCGGGGGTTCAACAGAATCCGCTACAGACCCTGTTCTTGGTGGTATTGGCGGTGGCGGTAATGGACAAAAACGTAATAGCACTGCTCCGGGGAGTGGAGTTGCCAATACTGGTGGCGGGGGTGGAGGTGGAGCAAATAGCACTGGCGGAAATGGCGGCTCTGGCGTAGTCATCCTTCGTTGGTCTAAAGATTTCAAAGACTGCGCAGCTACTACCGGCTCTCCGCAGGTCATTGCCAACAGCGACTATTACATCTATCGTTTCACTGGTTCTGGAACAATTACATTCTGAGGTACGACATGGCGCACTTTGCCCAGCTAGATGAAAACAACACGGTTACGCAGGTCATCGTCGTGAACAACTCCGAGCTTATCGTTGAGAAAGTAACGACCACTGATGCTGGCTACATCAACGTAGCGACTATCGAGTCCGAGGAAAAGGGCATCGCGTTCTGCCAAAGTTTGTACGGTGCAGGTACTCAGTGGCGGCAGACCAGCTACAACGGCTCTTTCCGTGGGAAGTACGCAGCTATTGGAGATACCTATGACGCAGGCGCTGGTGAATTTCTTTCTCCTAACGTGGCTCTTAGCGCTGACGTTCCTGTCGTCGCCCCTGCTGTGGAAACTCAGCAGACGGTGGTTCTGGAGACGCAAGCGCCGGTAGGACTCGGATCGACAGACATCCCTGCCCTGACCTCGGCAGATATACAAGCACTGACTAGCGAACAGATTTCTGGATTGGAGTAAACCATGCCGCAATACCAAGGCGTATGGAGTCTACAGCAACAGATGCAAGCCCTGACTTCAGGGCAGTGGGCGACCGATCCTTTATTTGATTACACCACGCTTCTCCTGCAAGGCGACGCCGGTGCCAACGGCGCACAGAACAACACGTTCTACGACACCAGCCCTAACCAGTTTGCAATCACGCGCAACGGCAACACGACGCAGGGTACGTTTTCGCCTTTCAGCGCGACGGGGTGGAGTAACTTTTTTGACGGCTCAAGCCATCTAACCGTTTCATCGAATCCAGTACCATCAACAGGCAACTTTACTTTTGAGTGCTGGATATATTCCAATGGCGCTAACACCCACATCTTTGGAAATGGAGCAGCAAACGGCTTTATAGTCCAGTTAGCAGGTGGATATGCTTATTTTGGTCAATACGGAGTAGGTACATACACCTCACCAATACCACTTCCGACTAATCAATTTGTCCACCTTGCTGTTGTACGTAATGGCAGTAGTTGGGTCATGTATCAAAATGGAGTTTCTGTTGTAACTACAACTTGGAATCCAACATTCACAGGATCAACCGTTACCATTGCTGGCGGGTCAGGCGGTGGAGCAGGAGCGTTGACCGGATACATGTCAAATGTTCGTGTTGTAAATAACGCGACTATATACACTGGAGCATTTGCACCACCAACAACTCCTTTGACCGCTGTTAGCGGAACGCAACTTTTAACGTGCCAAGCAAATCGTTTCGTAGACAACAGCGCGTCGCCACTGACTATTACGCTGACCGGCACCCCCAGCGTCCAAGCCTTCTCCCCGTTCGCCCCGCAGTTTCAATACACGGCAACAGGCACGGGTGGGTCTGGGTACTTTGATGGGGGTAGTGATTATTTAAGTGCTTCGTATAACAGTGCTTTTGCATTTACTGGCGATTTTACTATTGAGTGCTGGGTGTATTGGTCAGCTCATGGCTCAAGCGCTGGGCTGCTTGTAAATATGCAGTCGTCTGGAGCAACTCCTGCGGGCTGGCAAGTTTGCTTTGGCGGCACAGGGGACAACATTAACTTTGAGATTACAGGTAGTTATCCTTTAATACAATCAAGCAGTACGCTACCTAAAAATGCTTGGACACACGTTGCCGTAGTTCGTAGTGGTTCGGCTACCAATAACATAAAAATGTATTTTAACGGTGTCGTAGTTGCACAAGGGACGAACACCAGCACTATAGATTCGACAAATGCAAGTTTTTATGCTGGCACTGAAAGATCGATAACTGGTTTTCTAACCGGCTATATTTCTGGCGCTCGGATAGTAAAAGGAACCGCTGTTTATACGGCAGCGTTTACACCACCTACTGCACCACCCACCGCTATTACAAACACAAACCTTCTCCTCAACTTCACCAACGCCGGTATC